GGTACGCTAGAGTTACTAGTCACAATGATGATTGCACAGAAATATTTTCGTACCTGCCTTATACTATGGGCCGCAATAGCACATCTAGTCGTACATCAGCATTCAGTGGTGTGNTAGGTATAGGTAAAGAACTGAAACAGATGGGTCTTAATGTTAATACTTACAGTAAGTTCATACCTAAGGCTTACATGCACTCCTCCGTAGAAGACAGGATTGCGGTACTACAAGGGTTAATGGATACAGATGGTACAGTGGACACCAAGTACTCCTCATCATTCTGTACAGCTTCTGATAAACTGGCTGAGGATTTTTACATGCTGTGCACGGGACTAGGTTTACGTGTGTACATGGTACATAAAGATAATGACCATGCAGGATGTTATATCATAAANATTAAGCATAGAGGGTTCAACCCGTTTAGATTGAAGCGTAAAGCGGATAAAGTAGAGTTTCATAAATGTACAGACTACCAAAAAATTAAAGAAATAAGGAAGGTACCTAGTGTACCGTCCCAATGTATAGTAGTAGACAATAAAAGTAAGTTGTTTTTGACTTCGAATCATGTAGTTACGCATAACTCTACCGTGATGGAGTATGTGCTGATATATGTGGCTGCTCTGGGTTATTGGCCGAATTTCGGTAAGGTGCCGTTTATGGTATTCCTCGGTGCGAGTCAGGACGGTAACGTTAAGGCGTTGTTTAAGAACCTAGATTCTAAGGTCAAGAACAGTGAGTTCCTTAGCGGCATTCTTACAGTTAAACGACAAGTTGATAACGAGATTGAGTTTGAGAATGCTGATGGTGTAGAGACGATCATAGCTGGTCGTGGTATGAATGTGAACTGGCGTGGTATTCGTAGTAAGCATGGGCAACGTCCTCAAGTGCTGGTGGCGGATGATGTACTACCTAATGACGTTATGACATCTGAGACTATACGAAATACGATTGAGACAAACTGGTACAACTCCGCGTTGCCCGCTTTGGATCCACGTAGGCATAAGATAATCTACATTGGTACGCCATTGTCTGAGGAAGATTTGTTACACAAACTTAAGGATAGCGGTGTATATGCAATTATAGAGTTTCCTTTGTGTAGTAAGTTCCCTTGTGAAGAAGAAGACTTTGATAGCGTATGGCCAGATCGATTTACTTTTAAGTATGCGACTAACTTGTATAAGCAGTATGAGTCATCAGGTAGAACACAAAGTTTCTACACTGAGTATATGCTAGAGATTACGGATTTAACTACGCTACTAGTTGATGAAGAAGATGTGCAGTGGTTTGATGTCAGTATGATCGAGAAGAACAAGCAAGCGTATAATTTCTACATCTCTACAGATTTCGCTACTAGTACTAAGAAGAGTGCTGATTACTCTACTATGGCTGTATGGGCTATATCTAGTAATAGCGATTGGTTACTAGTTGATGGACAGTGTAAACGACAGACTATGCANGATAACATTGATGACCTATTTAGACTAGTTCAGAAATGGAGACCACTAAGTGTCGGTATAGAGAACTCAGGTCAGCAAGGTGGTTTTATATCTATTATGCAAGAACGCATGATGGAAAGAAACACTTGGTTTACCTTTGCTAAGAAGCGTGGAAGTAGTGAACTAGGTATCAGACCACTGCATGATAAGGTGCATAGATTTGTTACTGGTGTGCAGCCTAAGTTTAAGCAGAATAAAGTGTGGTTACCAAAACCAGAGCTGACAGCTATTCGTAACCCTAGATTACATGAACTAGTTACAGAAATGGTCAATGAGTTGAGTAAATTCACGTTAGCAGCTGGTGTTAAAGCACTGTCTCATGATGATGCGATAGATTTGCTTAATCAGCTTAGTGAGATGGAAATTTACTTACCTAGTGATGAGGTTGAGATGATGGACTCTGTTGTTGCTGAGGACGGTATTATATGGACAGGGTCTATAGAGGACGAGGATTTCTCTGGTGGTAGTACTGTTTTTTAGGGTACGGAAGTTTGTAAATAACTGCCTATATCCTGTGTATTTATGGTATAATCTTATGATAATAATTGAGTGTATCCGTACACTGTAAATAACTAGGATTCCTATGAATATAGAAGATGTAATATCGCTGGCGAGTACCTCGGAGTTAAGCTCACTGGCTGTAAAGGATGATAGTGCAGCAATACTGGACTATGTTAACCTAGGTCTGATAGAGCTATACAAGCGATTCCCTGTGTCAGTAAAAGAACAAGTAATAGCGTTACTAGATAATACAGATACCTACTCTATGCCAGAGGACTTCATGTGGGTAGTCGCTGCGTATGGTGAAGTGCAGGAAGGTTCGTCTGTTACAGTGAATACGCTTCCTATTAATGAGGAAGATAATCCTCTGAGTATTAACATGATTAACTGGTATCAGGTACAAGTACCTATGTCTATGACTGGTGCTTACATATCTATTATATACACAGCAGCACCTAGGATGTATTACACTGCGGATATGGCAGAAGTAGTTCCGATTCCACCACAGTTAGTAGAGGCGTTATTGCACTACGTTGGGTATAGAGCTCACGCAGCAATAACTGGCGATATCAAAGAAGAGAACAATACACATTACCAAAGGTTTGAGGCTAGTTGTAAACGTGTCGAGACTAAAGGGATGTTTACATCAGATGATGTGAATATGGATAGTAGAATAGTTAATAGAGGTTTTGCATAATATGAGTACACGTTCATCTAGCCTAAGCGCAAGTCCAGGTACTGCGATATCACGAGAAATTGATAGTAAGTACGACGTAATTAAAGAAGTAAGTCTGCACCTAGTGGAGCTTGACATTGTAGCAGCGATAGACCTTGAACAGTTTGACCTCGATGTAGACCAGGTAGCTGCAGACCTAGTTCTTACTAACCAGGACACTATTGATACTGCAGCGGATGTGGTTACTACGAATGCGGATGTAGCTACTACTAATAGTAATGTGACTGCAGCACAAACTGCACAAGGTCTTACAGAGACTGCTAGAGATGCTGCAGCTGTTAGTGCAGACTTTGTCGATGACCTAGTGTTAGGTGCAAAGGCTGGTGATCCTACTACTGATAACGATGGTAATGTGCTGCAAGTAGGTGCTGTGTACTACAATACTACACTAGTTCCTAGCCAATTGAAGATCTGGGATGGCAGTGTTTGGAATACTGCAGTATTTGATGCTACAGGGGTAGTGACAACACTCAACGGAAGAGATGGTGCAGTTTCGCTGTCAGCTGCTGATGTGAATTTAAGTAATGCTGACAACACCACTGACGTAGAGAAGCCTGTCTCTACTGCTCAACAGACTGCGTTAGATACTAAAGTTGATGATTCAGTAGTAGTGACTACCGCTATAACAAGTGCAACATTTAATGCAGATGGTTCTATAACTATCGTAACTCCATAAGGAATAGTAATGGCAACATTTAATATAAGATCATCAGCCCAACAGGATGCGATAACAGACTTACTAGCGCCACAGGCAACTACTTACACTAAGACTGAGGTTGATGCCAAAGACGACTACATAATCAGCATGGTTGGTTCTGATGCGTATTCAGGTGCTTACGGAGTTACCTGGCATAGTGATACTGATACATATGTAAGAACAGGTACACTAGGGTTTACATCAATTCAAAGTTTGATGAAGAGATGTGTGCTCAATGTTGATGGAACTGTGAACTACTTTCTACATCCTACAAATAGTGGGTACAAAGAAGATGGTACAGTGTCTGTACTAGATGGGACTGCCGGTAATGTGATGGTACAGGTGCCAAAGTTCTATGTTAAGTACACTGATGATGGTGTGTCGAAGAGTGTTGATATAAGCCTAACAGCAGATGTTGGGTTTGTTATACACCCTGCGTTTGTTAAGGCTGGAGTAGAGGTGGTTTACAGATACTACAGAGCGTATACAGCTATTAACGAGGTTGGTGTACTACACTCAGTGTCAGGGGTTATTCCTACACGTAGTCAGACTATTGCTACGTTTCGGACACAGGCGAGAGCTAATGGTGCTGGATGGGAGATGGTAGATTGGAACTTGCTGAGTGCGATACAAGCGTTGGGGTTTGTAGAATTTGCTGATTTCCAGTGGGATAGGTACATCGGTGCGGGTAACAATATTGGTGGTGATTACGGTATTACTACTGGGCAGTCTAATGGGATTGGTAATAGTAGTTCACCAAGTACTAACGATGACATGTGGATGTCTTATAGAGGTATTGAGAATTTCTATGCGGATGTGTGGGAGTTTACAGACGGGGTTAACATTACAGATTATGTACCGTACATAAATAGTGACCACACTACGTTTGCTAGTGATGTGTTTACTGGTGGTTATGTGAGTTCAGGTGTTACAATACCTGCAGCTAGTGGTGACTACATTAAGAATATAAACGTAGGTAGCACAGGGTTTATTCCTACTGATGTTACAGGGGGATCTAGTACAACTTACGTTGGTGATGGGTTGTGGACAGCCACAGGTAATACCATTGCGNTCTTTGGTGGTACTGCGTCTAATGGTGCGCTTGATGGCGCCTTCTGCCTGTATGCGCCTTATGCCTCCTCTCTTTCGCTGCGAATGTCGGTGCTGGTCTCTCTTACTAATAAATGATAACTACACAAAAGGTTGAAATCATGGACGTATGACAATCTATTAGGGCGAACATACGATATTTGGTGGTGCTGCGTGTTGCGGTGCGTTTGCTGGCGCCTTCTGCCTGTCTGCGTNTNNTGCCTCCTNTCTTTCGTCTGCGNATGTCNGTACTGGAACTCTTAACTTAAAAGCTAAAACAATAGAATAAGCCCTATACCACTTGGTAAAAGAAGCAAAGCTCCAATATGTGTTGGTACTGCAAGGGGAGACTCAGGAGTGTTAAGAGAGAATGAAAAGATACGGTAAATTGTTTGACAAGATAACAGATTTAGATAACATAGTGATAGCACACTCAAATGCTAGGAAAGGTAAAACAAGCTACAGAGAGGTTAAAGAGGTAGACACGGATATCGTAGGGTATTGCAAAAAGATACAAGCGATGCTGGTAGATAAGAGTTTCGTGAGTAGTAAGTACACCATGTTCGTAAAGCACGATAAAGGTAAGGATAGAGAGCTATTCAAATTGCCCTACTACCCTGATAGGATTATACAGCATGCTATTATGCAGATTGTAGAACCGATATGGAAAAAGAGTCTAATAGTAGATACCTACCAAGCGATAAAAGGTAGAGGAGTACACAGGTGCTTAAAGAATGTCAGTAAGGCTGTGCATGTAGAGGGTACGAATTATTGTCTTCAGATTGACATAAAAAAGTACTATCCATCGATAGACAACGAGTTACTGAAACAGGTAATAAGAAAAAAGATTAAGTGCCAGGATACGTTGTGGATACTAGATACGATAATAGATGGTCACGTAGGAGTACCAATCGGAAACTATATAAGCCAGTACCTAGGTAATTTGTTCATTAGCGAGCTAGATCACCTACTTAAAGAAAAGTTTAAAGTTACTCACTACTACAGGTATTGTGATGATACTATAGTACTAGCGAAGGATAAAAAGGTACTACACGAAGTATTAGGTGTGATAGCTACCTGGCTGCAGAATAACAAATTGAAGTTAAAAGAGAATTACCAAATATATGAGATTACCGATAAAAGACCTCTAGACTGCCTAGGGTATCTAGTGACACCTACAAAGGTGTACGTCAGGAAACGTATCCTGCATAACATGTACAAGGCAGTAAACACAGGTAACACTAGTAGCTTACCTTCCTACTACGGGTGGTTTAAACATTGTTCGTATAGACTAATAACAAAGGAAAATGACAAATGGAAATTAAAGATGTAGAGAGTTCAGATTTACCTAGTGGTACACAAGTATCTAGAGGTAAGATACTAGCTAACTTCAACATTGCTGAGGTACAAAAAAACTGTCGAGGGTGAACTAGTAACTAATTATGTATATGACCAGATAGAACTGCCAGAGACAACTAGTGATGTAGATGTGTTGGAACTAGTTGCCCAAGCAAGTACATATAAATGGAAAGAGTCACGTACTCTAGCGGTGTCTCAAATTATTGTGACTACTGAGAGTGGTAGACGATTTGATGGTGATGAGATCTCACAAGATAGGATGGGAAGAGCGATACTCGGCCTACAAGCAGGTGAGACGCAACCTTGGATTCTTGCAGATAACCAACCTGGTGAACTACCAGTGGATGTGACTAAGGAAGAGTTCCTAGAAGCACTACGATTGGCGGGTAAGGCACAGACTGCAATGTGGAGTCAATAGATGAGACAGTTCCTACTAGCCTTTGACCAACTACTGAACACTGTAGTATGGTTAGAGTCAGAAGGTCAAGGTAAGTGTAATGAAACGCTTTCATCAAGAGCATGGCGATTACGTCATGATTCAGATGGATATAAAGTAATCAACGCTATCTTCTTTTGGCAACCAGATCATTGTATGAATGCGTATAAGAACGAAGTAATTAGGAATCAGGAGTACAAGTAATGTTCAAATTTACACCAGTTCCACATCTAGTGTACTATGTAGATGACCTAGGAGGTAATTCGATAGGAAGAGCTAATGCATTTGTGATACGACTAGGTAATCGCAGCGAGTCCAACTACCAGCATGAGCTGATGCATGTAAAACAGTGGTATATGACGATAGGAATGCACGGGTTGTTGTACAAGTTCGTACCTAGGTATAAACTGTGGGCAGAAGCTCAAGCCTATAGGAAAGCTATTACGTATGGTCGTAGTTTAGACTCTGCAGCATACGGCCTAAAAGACCCTAGTTATGGATTCAATTTGACCTTGAATGAGGCTAAGGAGCTGCTCAGTGCGTAACCTAGGTAAAGCTTACCATTTTGTAGCAGGGTTATTAATAACCTTGTCAGTAGGCCTTGTTGCTCCCATACAAGTAGCTGTACTAGTTACATTAGCTGTCGGTGCAGGTAAGGAGTTTTACGACTGGGTAAATAAAGATAACCATACACCAGACGCTAATGATTTCATCGCTACAGTTGTTGGTGGACTAGTTAGTGTAGTGATGCTTGCAGTCTAGGTAGTCTGCGAGTACTAAACAATATAAAGAGGCAACTAGATATGAGTAAGAAGAATTTGTTAGGACCGTATTTCAAGAGATCAGAATTTGAGTGTCCGGATGGGTGTGGATTTGATACTATTGATGCTGAAGTATTCAAAGTAGTAGTTAACGTGAGAGAGTTCTTTGGAAGACCTGTTACTATTAACTCTGCATGTAGATGTGAAAAACATAATGCTGAAGTCGGTGGTGCAGAGCATTCGCAGCATTTAAAAGGTAGAGCTTGTGATATTGTTGTACAAGGTATCGAGCCTGATAAGGTTGCTGCTTACCTAGAGAAGAGATATCCTGACCAATTTGGTATCGGGAAATACCAGAGCTTCACACATCTTGATAGCCGTGGGGATGGACCTGCTCGATGGGATAACCGATGACACCAGAGAAGTTTTAATGCCTGGAGAGTATTCCCTAGACTAGGTATGCTATTCTTGAGTGGGATGTTTGTATGGGTTACCCATTGGTTTATGGGATTGCCTNTAGAGGAGTGGACACTAGTTCAGTATGCAGCTATAACAATGGCGTACATTGGCGCATGGAAATTTTACTTTGAGACAGGTAATAAGAANGTAGGTACATAATGACATTTTTACTAAAGTATATGAAGTATGCNNTTCCTCTGNTGCTAGTGGTTGGTGTGTATTTCTACGGGCATAGCAAAGGCATGGATCAAGAGAGATTGAACAACCAGAGTGCCTTGTTGGAAGCCCAAAAAGCTTCTGCTGTGAGATTAAAAGACTTACAGTCTCAGTTACTAGAAACAGAGTCTCAACTACTAGATTACACTACTAAAACTAGAGTTGAGTACAAGATTAAAACCAAGGAAGTAATTAGATATGTTAAAGAGAATAAAGGTGTGGGTGGTGTTGACCTTAATAAGTGTGTCCTTACTCCTACAGGGTTGCTCAACATTACCGACTCCTATAATTAGTAGTAATCCTCCTGTAGTGAGTGCAGTGTTGTTAGAGCCGTGTGAACAACTAGTTCCTCCAGAAGATGGGTCGTTTCCTACTATAGCAGGTAAACTAGTTGAGACAGTTGGGCAGTATAAAGACTGTGCACGTAGACAGAGAGCTGCTACTAAAGCTATAAAAGATATGCAAAAGTACATAGCTAATTAGGCTGTAATTTGGTATAATCATAGGAATTTATTTATAGTACCAATAATTAGTATTTTAAAAGTACTGTTTAAGTACCCAAAGGCAAATAATGCAAAATGAACTTAGGTTAGATAAGATAGAATCCATAGTTACTCAACTAGAATCAGACCTACGTATAATGGCTTCTGGTGTTACTGAGATGGCTAGTTCTATAAAGACACTGATAGATATGCAAACAGATCAGAAGTTACTGAAACAAGAACTAGAATACAGATGTAGTATACTCCATTCTAGATTAGATACAGTAGACCAACGGGTTAATGGTACGGTAGAGAGGTTAAGTGCTATTAATTCGTCCGTAGCTGTGCTAGAGAAAAATCAAAATACCTCAGTAGACAATAAGAACACATTGGCGGAGTTGTATCCGTTGTTAGTTGTAGTAAGGTACCCTAAACTACTTATAGGGGCTATAGCACTGCTTTATGTGGTTTCGATTAAAGAGATCCGTGACATAGTATTACCGTTTCTAGTGTAATATTCTGTACGGAAGTTGATAAAACTGTACGTAATGGTGCTATTGATGTATACTAGTTCCAAATACAAGACCACATAATAACAATAGGAAAGCTTTTTATGGCCAAGATTAATAAGAGCGAGTTACTGCAGGCACTGCGTAAGGATCTCAAGTCTGCTGAACTGTTAAACAATCAGCGGACTGCAAAGATTACTGAGTGGAAGAATGCCTATGAGGGTAAACCTTACGGTAACGAACAGAAAGGTAAGTCTGCTATTATATCTAGAGATGTTAAGAAGCAGAGTGAATGGCAGCATGCTAGTATCATTGACCCTTTCGTCAGTTCTGATGAAGTTATAAAATGTGTCCCTATTACTTCTGAAGACGTAAGTTCAGCTAGACAGAATGAGTTGTTACTAAATACTCAGTTTACTAGAAAGTTTGATAGGTTCAACTTTATGACTAAGGCTGTAAAAGTATTAGACATGGAAGGTACTGTAGTAGTACAGACTGGTTGGGACTACCTAGATGAAGAAATTACTGTAGAACGAGAAGTTGTAGTTACAGATGATTACGGGTTCCAAAGTGTTGAGCTACAAGAAGTTAAAGAGACAATAGTTAAGAAAACCAACCTACAGCACGAGTTTGTCGTAATGAGGACATCTACATTGACCCTACTTGCCAAGACGACTTAGATGCTGCTCAGTTTGTTATCTATAGATATGAGACAGACCTGTCTACACTTAGACAAGATGGTCGTTATAAGGAACTAGATAAAGTAGCGAAAGCTGGTGATGAGGTTGGTACTAATTTCGATTATAGAGAAGAAGATGAAACTAACTTTAGATTTTCTGATGCTCCTCGTAAGAAAATACTTGTACATGAGTATTGGGGTAATTACGATGTGAATGATGATGGTATTGCTGAACCTATCGTATGTGCATGGGTTAACGATATTATTATTAGGCTACAAGATAATCCGTATCCAGATGGTAAACCTCCATTTCTAGTTGTACCATTTCACAGTGTTCCTTTCCAGATTCATGGTGAAGCTAACGCTGAATTGATTGGGGATAACCAAAAGATTAAGACTGCTATATTCCGTGGTGTTATTGACAACATGGCACAGTCTAACAATGGACAAGTTGGTATCCGTAAGGGTGGACTAGATGCTATGAACCGTAAGAAGTGGCAAGCTGGTCAGAACTTTGAGTTCAATGGTAGTCCTGCTGACTTCTGGCAAGGTAGCTACAATCAGATTCCTGGTAGTGCGTTTGATATGATTGGTCTTATGAATAACGAGATTGAGAGTATGACCGCTACGAAGTCATTTAGTGGTGGAATTACTGGTGGTAGTTTAGGTAGTACTGCTACAGGAGCTAGAGGTGCCTTAGACGCTACTTCTACTCGTAGAATGAATGTAGTTAGGAACATAGCTGAAAACCTCGTTAAGCCTCTTATGCGTAAGTGGATGATATACAACTCTGAGTTTCTTGAAGATGAAGAAATTGTTCGTGTTACTANTGAAGAGTTTGTACCTGTTCGTAGAGATGACTTAGNGGGTAAGGTTGATATCGCTATTACTGTCAGTACTGCTGAAGATAACGCAGCTAAGAGTCAGGAGTTGAGTTTCTTGCTACANACAGTTGGGCCTAATGAAGATCCTACTATCAGACGTGAAATTATGGCACAGATCATGGAATTGATGCGTATGCCAGAACAAGCTAAAAAGATTCGTGCTTATAAACCTGAACCTGATCCAGACCAAGAGCAGATGAAGCAGTTAGAGTTACAANGAATTATGTTAGAGAATAGAAAACTTCAGTCTGAAATCGAAAGTAACTTTGCTAGAGCTAATGAAAACAGTGTTGATGTTGAGCTTAAAACAGCTAAAGCAGCAGTCGAGTCAGCTAAGGCTAGAAAATTAGGTAGCGATGCTGATATGCAAGATTTGAAATTCTTGAAAGAGGATGAAGGTATGTCNCAAAANGATANACTTGAGTTAGAAGATTTTAAACGTAAAGCTAACCTAGATACTTTGGCGTTCCAAGCTGAGTACGGTGGTCCAAACGAACAACTAGGGATGGGTGAATAGATGGGATTTCTGAATGATAGAGCTGTTGCTCAAGACCAAGAGAGACAGAAGAAACAGATGGAACAACAAATGCAACAGCGTCAAGTGGAGCAACAATTACAGCTTCGACGAGCACAGCAAGCTAGTGGCCTAGGTGGACGGTTGAGTGTCGAACAGCAAGTCGCTAACTTGCCACCTGAACAGAGACAAGCTGTTATGCAGGACTACATGGCGTATGGTGAGGCTAACAGTAGACCACAGCAAGTAGCTCCTGTAGAACCTCGTATGCCAACACCGATACCAACTGCACAACCACAACAAGAAGTACGTGGTGGTTTGTCAGGTAGGNNNCNTCNNGNACAGCAAAGTTTGGGACCTGGTGAACAGATCGTAAATGAGTACAACGACTACCCTAGATAAGAGTAGTAACTTAGCTACAACAGATAATAGTAAAATAGGATGAGAGAAGATATGGGACTAGCAGAACAGATGGGTGGACCAGCTCCACAACAACAAGGGCAGATGGGTGAGCAAGGTATNCCACAAGGACAAGCCTCTGCACCTAGTGTAAACGAGGTTGTAGCTTTGTTGAAACAAGGTATGGATCCAGAAGAGTTATTGCAGAAGGGTGTTCCAATGGAAGTTCTTAAGCAAGCTATTGAGATTATTATGCAGATGGAACAACAAGCTAAAGGTGTTCAACCTGACTCAAGACAACAAATGCAACCACCACAAGCGGGTTTAGGCCAAGCTTTAGCACAATAAATTAATTAAGTTATAGGAGTAAGCAATGGCTAATACATCAATAGCACCAAAGACATGGGAACTAGTTTTCGATGCAGACACGGACGGTAGTTTTAAGGTAGTAAACTGCAACGCTAGATTGTTAAGAGCAACTTCATTACCTACTGGAGGCGGAATTACTATTAACTCTGGTGAACATGGTGCAAGTGAAATATTTACTTATGTATCTGACGGAGTTAACTCACTGTACGTATACAATAGTAGTAGTGTGCCAGGTCGTATAGAAAGGGACGTGTAATATGATTTTCTTAGGTAAGCTATTTGGTAGGATAGACCTTGTAGCAGGGGTCCATAGTATGCGGGCTATCACATCTGGTGGTGCAAGAAAACTAGTTGCCGCATTCCTCCTAAAACCCGCCAACACAGCAACTGTATCAAGCAGTTTTGCAAGTCCAGGTAGAGTGCCAACAGGGCTAACATTTGATGGTACTAACCTTATTAGCTGTGATGCTGATAATGATTCAATATACATACACGATGGAATAACTTCAACCATTCTAAGTAGCTTTGCATCTCCAGCTGCATTGCCAACAGGGCTAACATTTGATGGTACTAATCTTATTAGTTGTGATTATGGTACTGACNTAATCTACATACACGATGGAATAACTTCAACCATTTTGAGTAGCTTTGCAAGTCCAGCTACAGCGCCAACAGGGNTANCATTCGATGGTACTAATCTTATTAGTTGTGATTATCGTGCTGATTCAATCTACATACACGATGGAATAACAGGTACGGTATCAAGTAGCTTTGCATCTCCTTACACAGACCCCTACGGACTAACATTTGATGGTACTAATCTTATTAGTTGTGATTATGGTACTGATTCAATCTTCATACACGACTCAATCACATCAACACAACCTGCAATCCAATATCTAACCCAAGAGGAATAAACTATGTTCACATACGGACTATTAGACACAAATAACACNATCGCATCAATCGTACAATCAGAAACTCGCATTGATGCTACTGACCATGTATTCATATCAGCAGAGGCTAACTTTGATGGAACTAGCTACATTGGTAAATCATGGGCAAAACCAACGCCTACCTGGACAACCATCACTCGCAGACAAGGTAAGCAACAGCTAGTGATTGATGGCCTTGATACTTCTGTACAGACTGCTATTGATAGTGTTACTGATATTACACAGCGTAAGTTATTACAAATCTACTTTGATGATGCTGATACGTGGGGACGAAATCACTCTGAGTTGATTGCATTGGGTGCATCTATTGGACTTGATAGTACACAGCTTGATACTATATTTGAATCTGCTAGTAAGTTATAAATGAATGTTAAGATACTAAAACCTAAAACAATATTTGGAAAGGCTACCTATAAGCTATTAAAGACTGAGGTTATATTAGCAGTTCATGTACCTAAAGGTTTCATTACAGATGGGGCTACAGTACCTAGGGTATTTTGGCCTATATTCCCACCAATCAGTATGTATCTTGAAGCTACCGTGTTACATGATTACTTAATCAGCAT